GGCATACACAGAAGAAGATATGTTAACGAAGATGATGGAATGGGGGGAAGATTCCATTTATTGGAAGACTGAATATGAATGCGAATTTGTAGAAAGTATATCAAATGTCTTCAATCCAGAAAAACTCAAAGCATGTTTCGAGGATTATGAACTCGAACCCGCCAGACCCCCCGCCGATGGAGAAGGAAGAGAAGATTATACTAACATTACTGTCGGTGTTGACATTGGGAAATCTATTAATTCTACCGTTATTAGCGTATGGAGGACCGAGAAATCTGATGATGATAATATTGCACGTCTTATATACGTGGAAGAAATCACTCCTAAGACTGGTGGACACGATATTCCATACCAGCGTGAGCGTATCATTGACGTTGCCACAAATTTTAATGCTAGTCGGCTTATTGTGGATTGTACGGGAATTGGTGGTGCTATTGAACAGGACCTCCGAGTAGCGTGCATACCTAAAAGCATACATTTCTTGGCCTTTATATTTACTGGAGGCCCTAAAGGTACTAAGACGCAAGTATATAGAGATTATGTATCATATATACAAAAGCGTCAGGTTAGGGTACCTAACCCTGACAAACTTGAGCCTAATGAAGCTAGACTGATAAAAAGATGGATTAGGCAACATATAGATTTAGAATATGTCATGGATATAGCTAATAAGACAGAAAAGATTTCAGCTCCAGATAATAAACATGATGATTATTGCGATAGTTCTGTTATAGCGATACATGCTGCTTTATCAATGTTACCATCTGGAAGCACTTTTATTTCTGTTTCTATAGAAAATAAGAAAAAATTTAAATCTTCTAAAGGGAATAGAGGCATAACTGGTCTTTTAACTACCAGGAAACGTAAAAATAATATAGGTAAGCATAAAATACGTGGTATATAAGCATAACCTTTAAATAGTAATAGACTATAATATTTAAGTGATTGAAATGGCTCTCCAAGATTATTGGCCTTTCCGTCGGCGTTCATTCGCTACAGTAGGCAGCAATCCGTCTTATAGTAAAGACGAACCCCGCAGTTACGGGGAAGGTGTTATTCGGAGAATCCGTCTTCAACAGAAGTACGGAATAGCAATGAATTTTGAAAAGCATATAGGGGATTCTAAAACCTATATGGATGTTTATTTGAGTGACCCACTTGTACGAACTCTTATTGACCTCCCGTGTTTGTACGCCAGTAAGGATGGTTGGGACATAGTTACTGATGATGAAGCTTTACAAGAATCTGTAACACAAATGTTCTCAGACATAAATATTGACCAGCTTATATATGGCTGGTTAAGGAATGGAAGAATTTTTGGAACAGGTTATTTAGAGTGGACCGGCGACAATCTGGTTTTACGTTCCTCACAGAATATGTATATACAGAGGGACGAGAATGGCCAAATTATGCACTATTATCAGAGAGTCGGGGACCCAAAGGAAGATATTCGATTCGAAGAAGAAGAAATTATACACCTTCTTAACAACACGTTCGATGATTACGCTTATGGTCTTTCTGACATCCACCCAATTCTTTATCTGGTTGACCTCAAAGATTATGCAGAACGAGACGTGGGAGCTGCTCTCAATAAATACGCTGTTAGTCGGTTTGATATTAGCTGTGGACTCCCCGATATGCCTTATGGTCCTGATAAAATTAACGAGATTGTGGACACTTTTAATTCCTTGGAACCCGGTGAAGACATTATTCATGGTAATGATATTGAAGTCAAGGAAATGCAAGGGACACAAAGAGCATTTGAATATGGAAAGTATATGGATGATATTACGAAGAAGATTCATATGGCACTTAAGGTACCCATAACAATGTGGGAGAAGCCAGAACAAGCTAGGCCTATTTTTGAGCCTTACGTAAGATATTTACAAGCGTCCGTGGAAGCTGCACTTAATTCGCAGTTACTTCCGCAACTTGGGGACGCGAAATTCAAGTTCCGCCAAATCAATGTCAGTGACTCCTTTATTAAGGCTAAGACAGATATGGTTTATCTTGCTGAGGGTGTGCTTTCGCCCGAAGAAGTGAGATTAGAACGTGGTATGAATCCTGGTGGTGTATCTGAATTACAGGACACCGCTAAGAATGCTAACGTTTCGGGCGGTAAAGATGAAGACAAGAAAGAAGAAAGCAAAAGAACCGAGAACAGGGGTAATGCGCCAGCAGCTAACGCCACGGGAGACAGAAAATGAGTAAATACGAATCGTGTAAGTCAGAAGTTAGTCTAGCCTTAAAGAGAAAGGGTTATAACGAACCCGAAGAATTAGCTTCTAAGCTATGCTCATTTTGGGCTGATGAAAACGGAATAGAACGTAATTTCGCTCGACAGGGCGTGAGAACAGAAAAACAACGAACCTTCGCTTTGAATTTTGGAGAGCTTTCAGTTTCGGAGGATATTGTTGAAATACCTGTTACGGCCCTGACTTCGGGGTTGCATACCTATGAAGAGGATGGAAATGACCAAAAGGTTTATATAGAACCGTCCATTATAAAGGATAGTATAAATAACTTTAACGAGTTACCTATATACTATACGCATCAGCGTACACCTGAGGATTTAGTCGGCATTGCCGTTAATCCTGAGGTAATTGAAATGAAAGATGGAAAGACAGCAGTTAAAATGCTGGCTAAAATCGATAAAAATGCTAATGAAAGGGCGCTTGAAGTGCTCGATAAAGTGAACAACGGCGATATTACGCATGTAAGTATCGATTGGTTGTCTAATGACGTAGATGTCATGGGAGAGCCATTTGCTACTAATATACGGCCTGCTGAATTGAGCTTTATTGATAATGAAATTGCAACTCCTGTTTGTGAGGCTTGCACGATTGATGGACCTTGCGAGGACCATGAAGGAAATGAAGAAGAACCTTGCTGTAATAAAGGCAAGGACGGAAAGACATGCGAATGTGATAACTTAGATGAGGACATAAATATGACTGAAGAAAAAGTTGTAAATACAGTGTCAGAAGCCGAATCTATTGTCGAGCGGGAGTTCGCCTCAGTAAAGAATGAGCTTGTTGAGCTAAAAACAGCACATGACGAGCTTAATTCTAAGTATACAGAGGCGGTTGAGACAATCGCTAATTTTGAGAAGGAAGCTCAGGAACGCGCAGCTGCGGAAGCAAAGGCGCGTAAGGGAGCCTTTATTTCAAAGATTGTTGAGAAGGAGCTTATTTTGAACGCTTTGACTGAAGAGGAAAAGGAAGCTCGTGAAAAGGAACTGTCAGCTTGGGAAGAGACTAAACTTGATGGTTTCGCGTCTGCTATGAATAATATTCCTGAAGCAGAAAACACCGAGCGAACTTTCGGCAAGGGTAAGGCCCATGACGTAGAAGAACAGCCCATAGAGGCTGAAAAAGAAGTAACTCGTCTCTTCGCAATGAAGGACGGGAAGATTGCGCTTAATACAGAAGCGCTAAAAGGTGATTAAATATGGCAACAGAAATTTTAGTAAACGATGGTGGAGCGCCTGCGCGTATATTACCATTTGTAGCAACGGCAACCGTTACAGCTGGGGACTTATTAATGGTCCACACTGACGGTAAAGTTAAACCCACAACTACTGCAGTCATTCCATCGATTGGTGTAGCTTTAACAGATGCAGAAACCGGTGAGATGGTTAACGTAATTAGTGGAAGTGGTTCAATTGTACGAGTAGTACAGAACACTAACTTAGCAGCAGGACAAATATGCATGGTAGATGCGAGTAATCCCGGAGAAGTTATAGCACACACAGGAACTGGAGAAGCAAACTTAATGGCTTGCATGACTCTAGAGGACGTAGCAGCAGGGGCACTTTGTAAAGTGATTCTGCACTAAGGAGATAAAATATGCCAGTAACAGCAGCTAGTGGACTTTTAACATCTCAGAATGTGGGAGCAGCCGATGGTGGAGTAGGAGAGCGCGTACTTGTAGATTACAAAGACGCACTTGGCGATTACAAAGCTACGGAACTTCCAGTTATTTCGATGTTTGCACAGTCCATGACGACAGACACAGGTGGGGACATTGACCTTACCTTTTCACTACCTTCCATGAAGATGGAGAGTATTGATGAAGGTAGCACTCCTGCATACCAGCACACCAAGATGCGCTCAGAGCGTGTAGGTGTCAGGGAATGGGGAATTGCAGTCGGAGTAACCCGCAGAATGATAGAAGATTCGAGATTCAACGAAGTTGAGCTCGCATTGAACGAAGCACGAAAAGCGGTGGACAGACATATTACTGACCACTTTATCAAATGTATGTTTGGTATCGCAGATTCGACTTATATGACAGGAATTAGCGGAGCAACTAATATTGACGCTACAACCGGAGATACAGAGGCAGCAATTACGACCTTTTCAACGAATCCCCACGGGGGTTTCCTTGGTGATGGTCTATCCGATGCAGCAGTAGAAACCGGAAACGAGCGTGTATATCCGTATGCTAACGCAACTACAGCTAATTTGAAGAGGACTCACTACATCAATACGGCTACATCAAGCGCTGGGGACGTTTCACTTAACGACCTATTGCTTGCAATTGACCGAATTGGACAACATGGTTACAACGCCGATACACTTTTGATTAGCCCCGGACATTTTAACTCACTATTGCAGCTTGCAGACTTTACCGCAGTATTCACTGCTGGTGATGGTGCAACTACAGCACAAGGTAGTGGAGCTAACCCCGGTTCAGCAAAATTAGCGAACACTTTCGTAGAGAGCACAAATCAGACACGAGTTGTTGGGAACATTTATGGATTGCAGATTGTATCTAATCCTTGGGTCCCCGCCGACCAGTACTTGGTTATGGATGCTTCGGTGAAACCAGTAGCTTATGTCGAAAGACGTGGTCTTACGGTTGAAGAAGCTAACCCCGGATTTGGAATTGTCGGTTCTTACCTATCCATGAGATATGGTTTGAAAATCGTCAATGCACTGTCTGCGGTTGTTTTCAAGAATCAATAGACTTAACTGAATAGTTAAAATCATACGCAAGGTCATGGGGGAGAGCCTTAAATCTCCCCCAAAACATGTCGATTCATTCCCTAGGGATGCGACGTTAAAAAGTAAAAGGATATAAAATGGCACTAAAAGATACTCGCGGAGGACGCGAATACGATAAATTTGTAGCTGATGGTAGTGGTGACGCTTCAATTAGAGTTACATCTACATCTTCAGTAACAACTTCAGCTAGTGCAGCAACTGTAACAGTTGCGGCTACTGGAAGCACAGGAACTGTAATTTTGGATAATACAGATGTTGCTGGAAAGGAACGTATGGGCATA